ACCTCCTGATATTGATTAAAAACCAAAAACTTAACAGCGCTAACCCCGATAATAGGATGCATAGAGAAATCAATAAAGCATAATCATCAAGTGTCATTTCTCCACCTTTCTTACTTGTTAAATTCTAAGTAAAAATTCGAATCGATGTTTAAATATTTTCTAATCCTGCTGCAGTTTTGCTCTTTTCATTTCATCCGCATTCCATTCTATTACTCGTAAATCTTTTCCGTGTTATCCGGAATCTTCACAGTCGGTGTTTCAATATGTACTATGATTGCTTCCAACCAGTCTAGTTCATCAAGATACCCGGTTAGCTTTTCTATGCTTTCCTCTCTTGTCCTATCTTCCGTAAGTCCTTCAAGTTCTAGTACCTCTACGGTTTTAATGGCATTTTTATCCTCTCGAAAAATCACATTTTCCCCGTATATGCACATCTTCTTTACTTCTGCTTTCCCAAAATGTGCCACCCATTCGCCTGTGCAGTCAGCAACTATGTCTTGGCCAACCATCGGGATTACAGGTAAATCGGGATGTTCGTCAATCAGTTTTAAAATCTCTTTTATATTGTCATTCATTGTCATCCCCCACGAAAGCTTTAATCTGTCAGCCAGCAATATTTATACACAGCCACAAGCGAAGATTCTTCACAAGCTACTGTAATGATTCTCGGAAATCCGTGGTTATCACTTCGCTCATAAGTTTTTCCGACTATGCTAAGATTTTTCTTATGGTATTGTTCATGCTCTTTAGCGAATTTTTCCGTTTCAAATTGCGCTCCGCAAATCTCGCATTGATACATCTCAATTTTTTTCATTCTTCCACCTCTCTAGTTCTTGCCTGTATTGCGTGAATCCATCATTCCGATTAAGTTATATCTCGCTTTAATTGTGCCATCCGCATTTTCAACATACACATACTTAGGCATTTCTACGTTATACACATACTCAAACTTAGTAACTTTTACATTCTTCTCGTGTGATGCTTCACATTCTTCTGCCTCTTCCTTTGTGGAATATCCAGTTCCACACATTTCGCAAATATACCGCATTCTTTTTTTCATTTATTCCACCTCGATTCCTTGTTTTTATCAAGGCATTTTGTATAGCTTCGCCAGTCGCCTTTCCTCGCTTATAACCTCAATCAGCTTACTAAGTTCTACCCTTCGCTTTTCAAGCTTCCTGTACTCTTCGCTATTGGATTCGTGGATGTTTCTACGGTCTAAAAGTTCATCCATATAGTCATCCAAGCATTCTACAAGGCATCTTCTGCGGAAGTCGTTGTTCGAAGTGTCAGTTCTCTGCTTCAAATAGTCCTTAAATTCATTGTAGTTTCTCATTGGCTTGCACCTCTTTTCTTCTCCACCAATCAAGAGTCTTTTCTTTGTTCCACTCCCACTCATCCTCCAGGAATAGCGGTTTTTTCAAAGACACTTGCTCAAAAGCCTTCTTCACGGCCTTTGCTTCTTCCTCTGTGAAGGGCGTTGACAGCCACTTGAACTCTTGAAAGCTTCTCATGTTTCTTCCTTCCTCAATCAGTTAATTCGGACAAGCGTTTATGTAGGATTGCAAATCTTCATTTCGCAAGTACATATCGTGTCGTGTCTGCTTCCTCCATGAGGAACTAGCAATACTTCTTGCATCTCAAACCCTCTTTTTTACCAACTCCGTTGCTGTTCCACCCAAAACACAATGCTTTTCCACCCGGTTTTAAAATCCTCTTTATCTCATCAAGATGCCTAGCCCTCCATGAGGATTGTGTTGTTTCTTGCGTTACCTCCCTTCCAACTCCTTTGTAGCACTCAACCACTTGTCTAAGTGAGTATGGCGGATCATATAAAACACAATCTGCACTTTCTGAATCAATTAGCTTTAAAAAATCAAGTGCATATAAATGATAATCTGTGTCGTATTCTTCGTTTAAATCGTTTGTAATAGTTCCATACTTAGAATCCTTTGCAAACGCATCTACAACCACCTTGCATCCTTCTATATTTCTCTCAACAAATTCCTTTATAGGCTTTACAGTGAAGGTACTTGCATTTGGCATACTCCATATTCTGTTAATCTTCATTTTCAAAAAGGGGACTCATGAGATTATTCCGGAAACCCACCCCCTTTCTTTTTAATTTAATTCAAGGTACTTATCTAAATACCACTTAGCCTTTCTTACATCCTCAACACCATTTTTTCTCTTGTGCCTGTACAGGTACTTAAAAGCGTTACAGATACAAAAGGCTTTAACCGCTTCTCCACCCTGTGTTTCAAGCATTACATCAATGCATTCAAACTTCCCCGTCTCATAGTGGGAAGGATGGTTCACATTATCTAGTGGTACATCCTGTAGGTCTTTTTCTGTAATCTGAATCATCGGCAATCCTCCACTTCTTTCTCAGCTGCCTCAATAGACTTTTTCCTTATCAACTCCGAAAACTCTTCCAGTTTTTCCTCCACGCCATAAACGGAATCTATCAGTTCCGGCAGAGTGTCCTTTAATTCTGGAATTGCACTTTCTTTGAAAAACTCCACTAGCAAATGGCAATTTATTAATTGCTTCATTTCTTTTGTAAGTTTCATGTTTACATCCTCCTTATCGTTTGTATATCTGCTCTTCTCCATCTTCGGATACTGATTTCATCTCAATCATCCAAAACACTCCAATCTAGCTTCTGTCCACAGTAAGGGCAGTAGTCGAACCTATCCAAATCATCTAGTTCTTCTTTACAGGTACGGCACTTACATCTTGAGCGCAAATTAACTCTTCTGACTACTACAACCTTTTTCTGCTCTCTGTATTTAAGTTCTTTCAGTTCTTTTTCTCTTGTCATTTAACACCTCTCAAATCGTGCCTTCTAAAATTTCCTTGGTCTTTATCAACGCTTCAATGCCTTCGATTGCATGACCTAAATACATAACTCTTTCTGCTTCATTTTTCGCATTTAGTGCTTCTTCAGCATAATATGTAACTACTTTAGCCCGAGCGACCGTCTGTCTACTTACAAGTCTTAAATCAACTTTTTGTATCATTCCTCTCATCCCTTGTACTTTTGATACATCTGTTTTCTTCCGTCTTTTGTTGTAAGCGTGACAAGAGACGGAAAAATATCGCTCTTGTAGATTGCCATAACCTCTAAAACCTTTAAATCATCTGCTCCTAAGTGGTTTGCTTCGCAGTTCACTGCTTCATCTTTTGTCTTGAATTTTGACCTGCATTTTTCGCAAATATACTCTGTAATCATATTTTCTCCTTGTGGCTTTTAACAAACAATTTAAAATCAACTGTCAACTACCAGTTTGCACTTGCCAAGTTAGTTAAACGGTAGTCCGTCATCTTCCAGCCCGTCGGGAATCGTCATAAACCCGTTCTCATCCGTAGTAATAGACTTTGGCTGTGCAGCGCCTGCACTCTCACAAAAATAGTGATGATTTACAATCACATCCGTTGTGTAAACCTTTTTTCCATCTTTGTCGTCATAGCTTCCTGTTTGAATGCGCCCCTCTAAAGCGATCTTATTCCCCTTATGGAGATACTTCTCAGCAAATTCCGCAGTCCTTCCAAACGCCACGCAACGAATAAAATCAGCAACCTGCTGCCCATCTGCTTTCTTCGGTCTATCTACGGCAAGGGTATATCTTGCCACCGCCATAGGATTTTCTCCTTGTGCGTATCTAACTTCCGGATCCGAAGTAAGTCTGCCAATTAAACAAATATGATTCATGTACTACCTCCAATTTTTTTGAAATATCTGCATGAATTCCTCATGACTATATTTACTTTCAAATGCTTCTTGTGCCAGTGCCTCCAGTTCCCTGTCATATCTTCCCTTGTCATGCAACAGCATGTGGCAAGAAACACATAAGTGTACTGTTAAACCGTATTTATCTGCAAGCCATCTATATGGGCCATGCAAGCAATGATGGACATGTTCCGGCCCGTACTTTCGGCAGATAAAGCATCTCTTGTCATCTTCACCTGGAATTATGCTTTTCATCTTGCCTCCAGTTCACACATAGGTCTCGTTTCGAGCACTCTTTTCTCTGATATGGCTTTATCTATCAAAGCTTTGACTTCGCTTGGAATTTTTAAATCCTCGCGTTCGCGCTCCTTGTAGGTGTTATACGCCTTAATAAAATTCGACTGCTCAACAGTCTCCACAACCTCAACTTTCAACTGCCCCATCTCTCGAAGATTGCTTGCACTCCCTATCGCCCTTTGGCAAGCCTTTGGTAATTTGTCAAACTCTTCCTCGGCATTGTACGCGCTGTTTTGCATAGCCTTTCTAACCACACTCCACGCTTCCATGCCATTGAGCTCATACATAGTCGGACTGATAATCTTCAGGATGTTATCAACTATCTGCCCGGGAGAAGGTGGAAAACCTTTCGTATCACTCGACAAATACACCTTCAGTCCTGCCGAAGCTTGCTCGTATGTATAGTCTGACATGACCATGATCCATGCAGATATCATGTTTTCAAGGTCCTGCGTTGTGTATTTTTGAAATGGCGAAGGATATGTCGCTTTTACGACATAAATCAGTTTTGCAACCTCTGACTTTGTCATGATGCACTACCTCCTTCGATGATTCCAAGCAAATAATCATTCGTGTCTATTGGCTTTGCCCTCGGTGCAGCACGGTTATCTCGTTTCTCCCACGTTCGGACTGCTGCCTTCCAGTCCTTCATTGGCGCATTCCCTACCTTCCAGCCTTTTGAGGCATAAAAATCCACGAAGGTTTCAGCATCTACGCCATTCCCCCTCTCAAAGCAGTATTCACGAACCTCGTCGACAGAGGGAGTGGAGGAGCGTTTACGCGCCTCTCTCTTTTTTGGTACCGTAGGTACCTCCTCTACCTCTTCCTTATCCTCTTCCTCTTCCTCT